TTTTACAGCCAAGAGAAGTGCGAAGCAAAAGTGATGGAAATAATTAATGCTGTAGAAAAGAACAAAGGTGTAGCAGATGGTGTTTGCTTACCAATTAAACCGGGACAGACATAATGGTTAAGAAAGCCTTCCAGAATCCTGCTGGCGGTTTGAACGCTAAAGGTCGTGAATATTTTAAGGCCAAAGAAGGGGCTAACCTAAAGCCTCCAGTGTCTGCCAAAGAAGCTGCTAAGTCACCTAAGAAGGCTGCTCGTAGGAAGTCATTCTGTGCAAGGATGAGCGGTGTTCCCGGCCCAATGAAGGATGAAAAAGGTAGACCCACTCGTAAAGCACTTGCACTTCGTAAATGGGATTGTAAATGAACTATCTTGAAATGGTTAATGAAGTATTAGTGCGTCTTCGTGAGAACGAAGTTACCGCTGTTACTGATAACGCTTATTCTAAACTTATTGGTAAGTTTATTAATGATTCTAAGCGTACTGTTGAAGATGCTTACAACTGGAATGCTCTTTCAGAGACACTGACGGTTACTACCGCTCCTGACCTGTTTAACTATGTTATGACCGGTTCTGGTCAGCGTTTTCGTGTGTTTGATGTCATTAACTCTGAGAAGAACTGGTTCTTGACTTACGAAACAACAAGCAAGATGAATGATCTATTCTTGAATGAAGATATCAAGAAAGGTTCTCCAGAGAAATATAACTTTAACGGTGTTGACTCTAATGGTGATACGCAAGTCGATTTGTATCCTATTCCTGACGGTATTTATAATATCTACTTCAACATTATTAAGCCTCAAGACACGCTGTCAGCAAGCAGCGATGTAATTAAAGTTCCTTCTGAACCGGTTATTCTTTTGGCGTATGCTAAAGCATTGGCAGAGCGTGGTGAAGATGCCGGTCTAAGCGGTGGAGAAGCATACTCGTTGTATAGGGATTCTTTGGCTGATCATGTCTCTATTGAGTCTGGTCGTTATCCTGAAGAAACTATCTGGACTGCTGCCTAATGGCTAAACCTCTATCGACTGCCACGATTGCTGCACCGGGGTTCTTGGGTTTAAATACTCAAGAATCTAGTATTCAGTTATCTTCTGGTTTTGCTCTTACTGCACAAAACTGTGTCATTGATAGATATGGGCGTATTGGTGCAAGGCGTGGATGGGATGCTGTTAACGCAAGTAACGCTGACTTAGGAAGCAATAACATTGAGTTTTTGTTTGAGATGGTTGACCCTGTTGACGGTAATAAGTTACTATCTGGAGGCAACAATAAGTTATTTGTCGGCACTACTACACTAGTTGCAAAGACTATTCGTAATACCGATAACTCTGGTGATGTCTCTTATACTATCTCCGGTAACGACTGGCAAGCAGGCTCATTGCCTTATGGCGATGGTGCTGACGCTATCCCACATGCTTATGTTGTGCAGACTGGACACGAAGCACTGGTATACCATGAACTGCCTGTTAGCGGTGGTGGCGCTCACGATCACGATAGCGGAACCTACGGCTTTCAGCGTCTTGGTGATGTAGGCTCTCTTCCTCCGGGTTATAGTACTACAGACTTTAAACCTAACTGTGTTCTAGCAGCTTATGGTCGTATCTGGATGGCAGACATTGTAGGTGATAGACAAACAGTATACTTCAGTCAATTGCTTAATGGTTCAGAGTTTGATGGCGGTGATTCAGGCTCGTTGTCATTAAATGCAGTGTTTCCTAACAACGATCAGATTGTGGGGCTAGCTGCACATAACGGATTCTTGATTGTCTTTGGTCGTAACAACATTGCTGTATACGCTAATCCTATTGATGTTACTCAGCTAACTCTTGCAGACTTTATCTCCAATGTAGGCTGCGTTGCTAGAGACTCTATCGTTAATACCGGTACAGATATTATCTTCTTGTCTGATTCTGGTGTTCGTAGTCTGCAGCGTGTGGTGCAGGAGAAGTCTCTACCGTTTCGTGATCTGTCTAAGAATGTACGAGATGAGTTGGTAACTAATGTTTCATCAGAAACAACTACCAAGATTCGTGCTGTTTATTATGACAGAGATGCTTTCTATCTGTTAGCTTTACCAGCAACTAAGTATGTTTATTGCTTTGATATGCGTGGTGCTTTACAAGACGGTGCTGCTCGTGTTACAATATGGACTGGTATTGAACCACATGCTTTCTTTGTTAACACCGCTAAAGAATTACTGATTGGTAAACTTGGTTATGTTGGTAAGTACTTTGGTCACGACGATAACGGATCTTCTTATCGTCTAAGGTACTTTACTAACTATTTTGACTTTGAGCAGCCTACAAATATTAAAGTATTGAAGAAAGCAGGCTTTGTTGTTATTGGCGGTTCTAACCAGTCTATCGCTATTAAGTATGGTTTTGAATACACTGATAACTACCAGTCAACAACTAGATTGCTAGATGCTGCTACTGTATACGAATACGGTATTGGAGAGTACGGTATCGCTGAATACTCTGGCGGTATTGTTCTTGATCGGTTCACTGCTAACCTTGGTGGATCTGGTGTAGTTTTACAGATTGGATTGGAAGCAGATATTAACGGTAATCCTCTGTCTATCCAGAAGATTGACATTGGTGTTAAAGGCGGGAAAGTAATTATTTAAGGATAAGTCATGTCAAACTATACAAAAGCCACTAACTTTACTGCTAAAGATTCTTTACCTACTGGAGATAGTGGTAAGATTGTTAAAGGTACAGAGATTGATACAGAACTTACCGCTGTAGCCTCTGCTATTGCTTCTAAATCTGATAGTAATAGCCCTACCTTTACCGGTACTCCAACTGCTCCCACTGCTTCTGCTGGCACTAACACAACCCAGATTGCCACGACTGCTTTTGTAACAACTGCTGTTGCTGCTGGTGTTCCTAGCGGTGTTATTGTTATGTGGTCAGGCAGCATTGCTTCTATCCCTAGTGGCTGGTACTTGTGTAATGGTTCTAATGGAACTCCAGATCTTCGTGATAAGTTTGTTGTAGGTGCTGGTTCTACCTACTCTGTAGGAGGTACTGGTGGTTCTGCTGATGCTGTTGTTGTAGAACACAACCATACTGCCACTTCTACTTCTACTGTAAATGACCCAGGGCACTCACATACTTACACAAGATATTCATCTCTGCTGCCACAGGCAGGTTTCGATACTAATTGCTGGACAGGAACCAGTACTCAAAATACTTCCACAAAAACAACTGGAATTACTGTAGCAACTACAACTACTGTTGCGTCTACTGGTTCTTCTGGCACTAATGCTAACCTGCCCCCATACTACGCACTTGCGTATATCATGAAAGCGTAATGAAAGTACCTGTATTAACAACAGGTGAGTTTATATTATATTTAGAAGAACTAGAAGGTGTTGTGTTTATCCACTGTGATGTAATAGTAAAGTGGACGAAAGAAGTAAAGAAAAGATTAACTAAAGCGTTTGAATTATTATCCTTAGAGTATGGTAAAGAGATTTTTGCGCTTCATACTCCAGAAGATAAGAAACATGAAAAATTTCTAAAGATGTTTGATTTTTCTTATCTAAGATCATTCACTGGTACGGATGGAAAAGATTATGATGTTTACATTTGGAGATAAACATGGGAGTTGAAGCAGCCCTCATTGGTGGTGGTCTAGGACTCATTGGTTCTAGTATGGCAGGTAGATCTGCTGAAAGAGCAGCGGGTCGCTCTGCTGATGCTCAGTTGCGTGCGGCAGAGATTGCGGCATCTGCTGGGGCTTTCCGTCCTGTAGGAATGACCACTAGATTTGGTACTTCTCAATTTAAAATGGGAACAGACAAATATGGCAATCCTATTGTTAAAAGTGCCGGTTACACTGCTTCTCCAGAAATCCTTGCACTGCAAGATAGACTGTCTGCACTGTATGGAGTTAGTCTAGGTCAAGCAGAGCAAGCACAAGCCGCTGGAGCGCCGTTAGAAACTGCTAGACAAGGTTTATTTAATCTTGGTCAACAGTACCTTGCTACATCGCCTCAACAGGCTGCTCAAGATTATTATAACCAACAACAAGCACTATTAGAGCCTACTCGTCAACAAGAAGAACAACGACTAAGTGCTGGTGTGTTTGGTCGTGGTCGTGCCGGACTTAACATCTCTGGTCAAGGACAGCCTGAACTAAACGCTCTGGCACAAGCTCGTAGGCAACAAGACCTACAACTGGCAGCACAGGCTGAACAGGCTGCACAACAGCGTATTGGCTTTGGTGCTGGATTGTTTGGAACTGGTGCTCAACTTCAAGGTAATCAGTACGCTCTTCAAACCCAAGCATTGTCGCCGTTCCAGACGCAGTTTGGTATTACTCAAGCACTTGAAGCAGCAGCACAGCAACCGCTTGAACTTGGTGTTAACATCGGTGGTAGAAATGTTAATACCGCTGGTGCTAACGCACTGTTGCAAGGTGGCCTCAGCGCTGCTAATACCCAGTTGCAAGGTTCCTTGGTTGGGCCATCAGCAATGATGAATACTCTAGCCAGTACTGGTCAACAGTACTTTCAGAATCAACAGCAACAACAACTACTAAGACAACTAGGCCTTACGAGTCAGTATAATCTTCCTTATACCGCATCTAATCCTTTAGGACTGCCTTCTAATATGCTTGGCGGAACTTATGGCAATATTGAAGGAGGACAATAATGGCTAGTCTGTTTGGCGCAACGCCACAAGAAGTACTTTTCAACCAGTTCAAAGAAGACGAAAAGATGCAGATGTTGAGAAATCAGCAGTATGCACAAGAGGCACAGCCATTTGGTGTCTTTGCTCCTTTGTATCAGGCCAGCCGTAAGTTCGGTGATATGGGTTCTGCTGCTGTGACAGGTTCTTTGTTTCCTGAGATGGTGAATCCACAACTTGCTAAAGCACAGAAACTTCAATCTATTCTTGGTAAGTATCAACAAGAAGGTGTTAGCCTAACCGACCCAGCAACGCTTAAACAACTTGGCGGTGAGTTAATTACTGCTGGTCTCGGTGAAGAGGGTATTAAAGCAATTACTCTTGGTTCACAACTTACAAAAGAAAAGAAGTTTACTGCTGTTTCTCCAGATCAAACTGTAATTGATGAAAGCGGTAATGTTATTCTTCAAGGAACACCAAAAGGTGTCAATACTCCTGCTAACTTTGCATCAGTTGCTAATGAACTTGGTTTTGGTGTTCGTAAAAATCTTGGTGATTATTCTCAAGAAGAAACACAAAGAATTAACGCTGTTCTTGAGGCTCGTGGAATTAGGAAAGCAGAAGCAGGTGTTCCTAAACCCGGAGAAGTAAAAATAACAGACCTTAAAGACGCACAAGATATTGTAGCTACTTATACAAAAGCACCGCAGGACAGACTTAATACAGTGCGTCAACTTCGTGTTAATCTAAGCGAAGTAAAACAAGGGACAGGCGCTGCTTTACCTCAGTTAAGGCGTGATCTTATTAAACTTGTTGGTGACAATCAGATAGGTCAAGGAGAGGTTCAACAAGCGCTTGGTTCTATTGGTATCGTTGGTGATGCAATCAGCGGAATTAATCAACTGTTTACCGGTGTTCCTTCGGATGAAAAAATAAAAGATGTGGAAAAATTTGTAAACTCGCTTGAAGAGGAACACGCAAAATCGTATAATAGAGGAAGGGATACTGCTAATAAAGTTTTAGAGCAAGCAAAACTATCCCCAGACACGGTAAAAACACTTGTTCCACCGGCATACAAAACAGGAAAAGAACAAAAGAAATCTGCTTTTGTAGAAGGTAAGATTTATAAAGATGCCCAAGGTAATCGTGCAAGATATGTCAATGGTGCTTGGCAACCTGTACAATAAGGAATAAAAATGGCTTTTGATCCTAACAGCGCAGTAGTGGACGAAGCAAGCAGTAAGTTTGATGCAAAAACTGCTCAATTCGATCCTGAATCAGCATTAATTGAAGATGAAATTACAAAACAACAAATAAGTCGTTTTGATTACATTTCTAATCAGGCAAAGCTTGGCCTAACAGATACCGCTGTTCTTGGTGAAGCAATCCTAGATACTTTTTTAATTGATCCTCTAAAGACTTTAGGATCTAAGTTTGGTATTAGCGAAGCTGCTACAGGAGGCATTGGTGAGCGCTTTATTAAAAATGTTCAACGACTGCAGAAAGCAGGCGCACAAATCACTGGCGCTACTCCCGGTCAAAAAGCACCTGATGTTGTTACCGGTATTGTAGGCTCCGGTGTTCGTGCTGCTTCCGATCCTGTAGGTTATGTTGGTGCGCCACTAAAAGCAGTGCCTATGTTAGCAAGAGCAACAGGATTAACAACTATTGGAAGCACTGCTGAAGTTGGTGGTATTGTCGGTGAATCTGCTGAAAAAGGCTTGTTCGGGACTGATACCGGAACTGGTCGTGCAGTAGGAAGCATTACTGCTGCTGTTAAAGGCGCTCCTGTTGCTACTGCAATTCAAGAAGCTGCTGGAGGTGCTACCAATGTTATTGGACAGGTTAGAAACAAATACAAAGCATTTAAAGAAGATCCTGCAGCCGCCAATGAAGCCTATGCTACCGGTGCTGCAAAGCGTTTGCTTAACATCATTGCTAAAGAACAACCCGGTGAAAAACTAGATGAAGTTGTAACCGAGTTTAATCGTATTAGTAATGTGATCAACAAAGAAGAACTACCGCTGATGGTTGCAATGGCAGATAATCCTGCTGTTCGTCAACAGGTAGAAAGACTTGCCAAAACAAACCCAGACTTCAGAGCCAGAGTTAACACTGAGTTAGAAAAACTTGCTCAGAATATTGATGCTCGTTCTGATGCTTTGTTTGGTACTCGGTATACTCCTATTACTGGTTTTGAAACAGTATCTACTAAAAGTGCTATCAAGCGTAGGCAACAAGTAGATGATCAGATTGCTTCGTTAACTCAGCGTTTAGACACAGGCGCTGATGAGGCTATTATTGGTAAAGCAATTAGTAATCTTGTAGAAGTAAAACAAAAAGCAGCCAGAGCAGAGATTGCTCCTGTTTATCAAAGCATTATTGAAGATGCTAAGAAAGCAGGCGCTAAGTTACCTCAAGAAGGTGTACGAAACATCTACAACTTTGTTGTTGGTAATCGTATTCGTGACATCTTTGGTAAAGGCACGCAGATTGACAAGGATGTAATTAAGAACTTTGGCCCACGGGACGGTGATTTCTTTCCTGCTAGTTTTGAGGCTGTTGACTCTCTTAAGCGTAGGATTAACGAACTACAGCGTGGTCGTTTAACTGCTGATGAGGCTCGTAGGCTTAGTCAACTAGAAGAACTTTTAACCGCTGAAAGAGCAAACATTCCCGGTAATTTTAGCCAACGACTTGCTGACACTGATCGCCTTTACTATGAGAAGGTAGGTGTTCCTTTCTCTGCTCAAGGTATAAAAGACATTGATGCTAAGAATTATGCAGAACAAGTCGCTCCTGTTATTATTAAAAATGGATCTGCACTAAGTCAGTTTATTGGTGCTGTTGGTCGTGCTGAAGCAGAGCCAATTGCTCGAAATGCTGTTCTTGCAGAAGCCTACGAAAAGAGTCTTAAAGATGGTGTGATTGATTCTGGTAAACTAAGGTCTTTCATTAACAAAAAATCAGATGTACTTTCTCAACTTCCTAGTGTTAAGCAAGAACTAGATAATGCTGTAATTGATTCTGGAATCTTGTTACTTGAAAGGCAGCGTATTAACGACGCTGTTAAAGCGGCAGAGAAGCGTGTAGCGGATAACTTTGTAGTGTCCGTTAAAGACTCTTCTGGGGTTGCTGTTCCTGATTATAGGGAACTTACTTCAAAATTGTTTAGAGATACCAATTTCTTTAATAAGATTAAGAAAGATTTAGGTGATTTAGATACTGCTTCTTCTAAAGCTGTAAAGAATTCTATTCGTGCTGAGATTATTGACATTGCTAGGAACAACCCAGCAGGCGCTGTAGCCTTTATTACTTCACCAAAAAATGCAAGAGTTATAAACGATTTCTTCGGCGCAGGTTACTCATCAGCTGTAAAAGACTTAGCTAAACTGTCTGATGCTGTTAATAAAGCAGACATTGGTAAACTATCAGCCACGATTGAAAGATCAGAACTAGACGCTCTTGCTAAGATTGTTCCCGGTCTTGATATTCCTTTTGTTACTTCTACCTTCCGTGACCGGATTGCAAGCCTACCACAGAAGATTGTTCGCCTTGCTACTAGAGTCAACACTGCTCAGTTGGGAGACGCTACCGATAAAGCAATTGCAGACTTGTTGTTAGATCCTAATGGAGTTAAGGCCCTACAGAAGACTATAAAAGAAATTGATTTTAACCTACAAAATCCCCTGTCTGTTAAGAAGTTTACAGATAGATTAAAAACACTTCTACCTCAATACTTCTATGTCGGAACAAAAGAGTCAACGCTACAACCAGAAAGCGGTAGTGTTGCAGTAGAAGAGACTCCGATGGGTGGTTTTGTAGAAGAACAACAATAAGGAACAATAATGTTATCACTAATCTCATCAGCAATTGGTTTCTTCGCCTCTGGCTTGCCTAAGGTACTAGAGTATTTCCAAGACAAGGCTGACAAAGCCCATGAACTTAAACTGGCTCAGATGCAGACTGAGCGTGAGTTGCAACTAGCCAAGGAAGGCTTCATTGCTCAGGCTAAGATTGAAGAGATCCGCACTGACCAGATTGCTATGGAGACTGATGCTCAGCGTCAAGGTGCTGCCCTAGATCACGACAAGGCTATCATGTCTCGTGCTTCTACATGGGTAGTTAACATGAACGGCATTGTTCGCCCTGTTGTTACTTTTATCTTTGTTCTTGAACTAGTACTGATAAATATTGCTTTGATTAGTTGGTTCATGATCTCTGGTGAAGTTCAGTCTGTCGATGACATGATTAAGGCTAGTGATGTGGTGTTTAGTCCTGATGAAATGGCCCTGTTATCGGGAATAGTGTCATTTTGGTTCGGAAGCCGCCAGTGGGGTAAGAAGTAGTGCAGACTTCTGACAAAGGCATCCATGTGATGCACCAGTTTGAAGGTTACAGAAACAAGCCATATCTTTGTCCTGCTCATATCTGGACTGTTGGCTGGGG